TTCTTCTTTGATACTGACGAAACACCTTCCTGGGTAAATTAATTATATGACAAAAATTTATCACCTAAATTACTATAGATATTAAACAATTATGAATTTTACAATTTATTCAAAAGAAGATTGCCCTTATTGCTATAAAGTCAAACAAGTCCTAGAGTTGACAGGAAGTAACTTTGTGGTGTATACTTTAGGAGAAGATTTTACCAAAGAAGAATTCTTTTCTGAGTTTGGTGAAGGTTCTACATTCCCCCAGGTGCTATGTGACGATCAAAAACTTGGTGGATGCACTGATACCGTTAAGTTTCTAAAAGAGAATCAAATTGTCTGATAGTATCATAAATAACAATAACTACCATGGTATTAATCGTGGTGTAGAACTTATACTTAGTGGGGGTAAAAAACGGCAACCAAAAAATTTTCATATTATTTTTGAAAAGTTACTTTGTTTTCTAAGACGAGAAGTAACTATCTATTTTGAATTTTCTTTGACGATAAAGAAAAAAAACAATTCCTATAAGGAGAAAAAAAGATGTTAGCAATTAGCTTAGTATTAGGTTCTTTTTTAATCATATTGTTCTTTATAGTAGGAATTGTAACTGGATGGGTTGCCAGAGAGTATATGATGAGTTATAGGGAGATTCCTAGAATTCACCCTGAAATGTTTGATAATCAGGGAAACCTAATTCCCGACGAAGTATTAGCAATTCGTTTTGAAGAAGGTTTTTTTGATTCCTCCGAAGAAGACGACGACGAAGATTAATTTTTTAACTGATAATAATTATGACTACAACAAAAACTAAAACTAAAACAGCAACTACAATAAAAAGAGCTGCTCCTGTCATTGATAATCTACCAACTAATCCATTTGCCTTTGAGGTTCTTGATTTGACATCTCGTCAAAGAAGCAATGTGAAGAAGGTAGAAATTCTACAAAAGTATGATCATCCATCACTCAGAGCACTTTTTATTTGGAACTTTGATGAAAGTGTGATTTCTATGCTCCCAGAAGGTCCAGTACCTTATTCTGGTTATAAGGATCAGACAACTTTTAATGGCACAATGAGTGACAAACTTACGGAAGAAATTCGTAGGATGCACGAAACTGGTTCTTTCTCTCTTGGTAATGCCGCACAGGCAGATCAAGGGCACAGCACAATTCGTAGAGAGTTTAAGCACTTCTATCACTTCATTAAAGGTGGTAATGATTCAATAAATAATATTCGTAGAGAATCTATGTTTATTAATATTCTAGAGGGACTTCACCCACTAGAAGCAGAAATTCTAATTCTTGTAAAGGATAAGAAACTTGATACGAAATATAAGATCACAAAAGAAATTGTAAGTCAGGCATACCCATCTATTACTTGGGGAGGTCGTTCGTGAGTAAAACCAGCAGTGTCGCAGAGGAAAAAACAACTGTGGAATGGACGGCAGAAGAAAAGAAAGATATTCCTTCCCGATATGGATGCGAAATTCTTTTAGAAAAAGCAACACTGCAACAATTAAAGGATCCATCATTTCCTCTTGATGCTCATATCGTAACCTATATTGTTAAAGGTGAGACTTATACCGACCTCTGCCGTGGAAGTAAAGTGAAAATCTTTGACTTATATTTTGATAAGTTCGGTCACGGAGCAGTTCAGAAGATTGCCTGGGGTTATGGTAAGGTAAGTCCAAAAATCTGGGGATACAAAGCACCCGAAAAGAAAAAGCGGAAGTGATTTCCAAAATAGTCGGAAAAATTTCCCCCAAAATTTTCTCACACGAAGGTTTTTAAAATTGTATCAAATGTTACAAAATTGATTGACTAAATAATCGAACGTTCATTTGCTATTTGCGAATAGCAAACGGAAGTAGGAATACCGAAGGAACGCACCAATACCCACAAAGTAAAGGAGCACCCTAATGAAAAATAACTGGCAGCTTGTTTTAATCAAGCAACAAAAAGAAAAGGAAAATCGCAAGCAACAAGCAAAACTTGCAATGGCAATGCGATAATTAACATGAGACCTTGACAGGTCTCTTTTTTTTGTGTAAAATGCTATGAAAGAACTATAAGCAATGGACAAAGACAAACTAAAACTGATTGTCCGTAATTTAGAACTTCTTGTTGATTCCCTGAAAGCAGAATTATATTCTGATGTTCAGGCATATGGGTTTGATGATATCAGACCAAAAGAGTTAGATTACGACGAAATTTTTGAGGATTCTGAATGAGAAACAAAAAAGCAATTAAATTGATCAAGGAAGCACTGAAGCAAGACTATTTGTATTCTGGTGAAGAGATTCAATTTATGAAGGCACAACTTTCTGTGCTACAATTAGAAAAGCAAAATTCAAAAGAATACAAAGGATTTGGAAAGAAATGACTGTAAAATTGATTAGTATTACACCAGATGCAGAAAAAACAATGGCATTTATTGCACGAGTTTCTAATCCTGCGAATCAAGACAACGAAAATTATTCCAAGTTGCTTGCTTATTGCATTAAGCATAATCATTGGTCTGTGTTTGAGCAATCTTCTATGACACTGGAGATTGAGACAACTCGTGGTATTGCAGCACAAATTCTGCGTCATCGTAGTTTTACATTCCAAGAGTTCTCTCAGAGATATGCTGATACAAATCTGATTGCCGAGGACATTCCCCTACCAGAACTTCGTAGGCAGGATACAAAGAATCGTCAGAACTCCACAGACGACCTTCCAGCAGACCTTAAGATCGAACTCTACTCCAAGATCCAAGATCACTTTGATGCTGCTCAGAACCTCTACAAGGAACTCCTAGAGGCAGAGGTCGCAAAGGAGTGTGCAAGGTTCGTATTGCCACTGGCAGTTCCCACACGGATTTATATGACTGGCTCTTGCAGGTCGTGGATTCATTATATCAATCTGCGTTCTGCACACGGAACTCAGAAAGAACATATGGTCATTGCCGAAGAGTGTAAGAAAGTGTTTACCGAACAATTTCCAGCAGTCTCAGAAGCCCTTGAGTGGATCTGAAAATGAAACCAGTTGTTATAGAAAATTTTTTAGATGAAAAAGACTTTTCTGATGTTCTGAGTATTCTTTTTGATTATACTAATACTAGTAATTTTCCTGGTTGGAAATTAAATGGGCATAGTGAATCTGATAATCAATCTAAAAAATTTTGGTATTTGGAAGTCACTGAATATGATTATTTTAATAACTATCTATTTGAAAAAATAAAAATTGCCATTAAACATCTATTCAATGAAGATGTTTTTCTAGATAAATGTTATTTTAATGGAGCAACTTTTGGGCAACAGGGATATCGTCATATTGATTCTGATGCACCAGAAGCAAGAACATTATTGATTTATTGCAATTCTGAATGGAAAAATGAATGGTCTGGTGGAACATTATTTGAAACCATTAGTGGAACAATGACAATTTACCCACATCCAGCAAGAGCTGCATATTTTCCTGCAAGTATTCCACATTTTTCGCAATCATTATCAAAAGATTTTGATGATTTAAGAGTTACTCTTGCATATAAATTGCATTTAGATGAGAATCATAACTCTTAAATAAATAACCATACACATTATTATAAACAATGGCAATTTATCCGATTATTCATAAAGAAACTGGTGAGACTAAAGTGCTTGAAATGAGTGTCCATGACATCACACAGTGGTACAATGATAATCCCGAATGGAAACGGGATTGGAGCCAAGGATCTGCAAGTCCAGGAGAAGTCGGTGAGTGGAAAGATAAACTCGTTGCAAAAAATCCTGGATGGAACGATATTCTTGGAGTGGCAGCAAAAGCACCTGGTTCTCGTGTAAAGAAAATCTAACCTACCTAACATGGCAAGAAGAAGAAGGACGAATGATCAGCAAAATGATGTTGGTCTTACAACCCGTCAGGCAAAGAAAAAGAAAGCACTCGGGAACGAATATCTATTAGATATTGATCCCCTTACAGACAATCAAAGAAAACTTTATGATGCATATGCCGAGGGTAAACATCTTGTTGCCTATGGATGTGCAGGAACGGGTAAGACTTTCATCACTCTCTATAATGCTCTTCGTGAAGTTCTCGATGAAAGAACTCCTTATGAGAAAATCTATCTGGTTCGTTCTTTAGTTGCCACAAGGGAGATTGGATTCCTTCCTGGTTCCTATGAGGATAAGTCAGACATCTACCAGATTCCTTATAAGAATATGGTGAAGTATATGTTCCAGATGCCTTCTGATGCTGAGTTTGAGATGCTTTATGGCAATCTCAAGTCTCAAGAAACGATTAAATTCTGGAGCACCTCATTCCTAAGAGGCACCACACTTGATAATGCAATTGTGATTGTAGATGAATTTCAAAACTGTACTGCACATGAACTTGATTCGATCATTACTCGTGTTGGTGAAAACTCTAAGATTATGTTTTGTGGAGATGCTACTCAGTCCGATCTACAAAAAGTTAATGAGCGTAATGGAATTGTTGATTTTATGAATGTCTTGCGTAAAATGCCATCTATTGATATAATAGAATTTGGTGTTGATGATATTGTTCGTTCTGGACTTGTCAAAGAATACATCATTGCGAAATTAGAAGTAGGTCTTTAATGTTCAATCATGTTGATGTGACTCTCCCGAAACTTGATCGGGAGACTATAGATGGTATTCGATATTATAAAGTTCCTGATGATGAAGAACTACTCAAACTAGTTTCAATCACTTCTATCACAAGTCATTTTAATAAAGAAATCTTTGTAAAATGGCGTAAGAAAGTTGGGGATGAGGAAGCAGACCGTATCACGAAACTTGCAACAAGTCGTGGTACGGATATGCATACTCTTACTGAGTATTTTTTGAAAAATCAAGATCTTCCTACGGATATTCTCCCAATCTCAGAGTTTCTGTTTAATATTGCTAAGTCAACTCTTAAAAATATTGATAATATCCACTCTCTTGAAGGTTCCCTATATAGTAAGCAATTAGGTATTGCAGGAACCGTTGATTGTATTGCAGAATACAACGGCGAATTAGCAATCATCGACTTTAAGACTTCGAAAAAACCAAAACCACGCGAGTGGATTGAACACTATTTTGTTCAATGTATGGCATATGGTTGTATGTTATACGAAATTACTGGTATAATGGTAAAGAA